TTTTCAGTTTTATACCGAGGAGTATTTTTCTCAAGTGAAGTGTTTATAATGGGATCAGCTTTATTTGCTAGGCTTTGCTTAGCACTTCTAGCACTTGCTAGTCCGCCTTTTATGCCCGTTTCCACTCTTTTGCTGACAACCTCATCAATTGAAATGTTTTCACAATTGAAAACGTCAGATTCATTCTTTGCAACTGTTACAGTTTTTTGTTTCTTTCCGCTTACAAAAAACGGTATTGTTATAGCTACTCCAACCACCATAAAAGCAATACCAAACGGTGGAGCCGCAAAAAGGCCGGTTATTCCAAATAAAAATATGAGTATTCCTAATATCAGTAAGATAACAAATACTGTTTTGTGCTTCTGTTTATGGGCATTATTTTTTGACATAATATCCCTCACAATTTTTCCTTTATAGTTCTGTTATATTTTCGCTATTTCTGGAAGCAATTTCATTTACCATCTTTTCAAATTGGCTTGCTCCATAATGTTTTGTTTCGCCATCATAAGGTTTAGTCAAAGCCATTTGCAAAAACGCTAAACTTTGTATCTGTCCTTCTTTGTCTTTGTAAGTAAGAATACCCACCCATTTTTTTGTAGCTTTATTTTTGGCAGAAGCCGCTCCAACAATAGCTCCTGTAACCCCAAATAAAGCGCCACCGGCTAATGCACGTAATCCAGCATTTCCTTTGTCAGATAACTTTGTTTCGTCTTCTAACATGAAACTGATAATTCGGCTATAAGGCAAGGTTATTGCGGTTTCTTCATATTGAATTTTCAACACTTGTCTTTCGGGTTCCAATGAAATTCCTACGTTTTTGCCAGCGGGGATTCTACCGATTGCCTGTAAGGTTTGCCCCAGAAAAAATGCATTAGCCTCTTTCTTAGCTTTCTTTTCTTCTTTCGACTTAAACAACCCCATAAGATGAACCTCCTCGTTTAGAAGTCTTACCGTCTAATCCATAACATTAAAAATACAATTCCGTTGCTAGATTTCCATAAGTATACAAGCAAACGGCTTTTCTCATAAATTCTTCTGTCACGTCAAAGTAATCCGCTAAATCCCATATCTCTGTATGCCCATTTGCAACAGCTTCATCAAGTTCCTCCTCTGTAATCAACTGCTTAATGGCCCATTTATTCGCTCTGTTCTCGTGCTTCTGTCTCACATCTAAAGGACTATGTACATTATAAAATGAATTAGTTTCTATATGCCCCATTTCGTGAGCTAAGCACACTTTTGCTTCTGTAGTGCTCTCGATATGATCTGTATCTAATGCAATCCACCCTTGAGGCAGAGCCAGAGATTTTGTATCACGCATAGTAAAGTAATCTATCTCTATTCCGAATTGCTCAGCAAGCTGGCAAAGACGAAAAAGTGTCATTCTTACTCCCTCTTCTGTTGCGACTTCTTAAATTTAATATAGTCTAACACGTCTTGTTTTTGTTCGTCCGTCATTTCCTTGACCTCACCGAATAAGGCGAAGTCTATTCCTTCTAGCTGCAAATCAAGCTCATCGCTTTTAGTGGTGGGCTCTTTTTTTTGCTCTGTTCCAAGTAGATATCCAACTGATACTCCAAAATATGACGCTATCTTATCTGCATTTTTCGCAGATAAACCTAATTGTCTTCCCATTTTTAAATCTGTTAATACACTGGGTTGTATGCCTGCATCTTTGCAGAGACGATATCCAGATATCCCTGCATTATCACATAATGACATAATTCTATTATACAAATCAGACATATTACAACCTCCATATTTGTGTAGCACGAACAAATATAGAATTCCGTAATAAAACACCTTGACTATTACCGAAATAGGTAGTAATATTAAAACAGGACATACGGAAATCTATAAATAATTTTTATTTGCATTTAAATTATATTACTAGTTTCCGTAAATGTCAATCGCATTATATGGGAGGTGATCGACAAGATGGCACAATTTACTGTATTTGGTAAAGATATAAAAAAGAGGCTAATTGATTTAGAGCATACACAAGTGTGGCTAATTGAACAAGTAAGACAAACAACTGGGCTCTATTTTGATGATTCTTATTTATATAAGATTCAAACCGGACAGTTAGCAACGCCAAAAATCGTCTCAGCTATCAGGGATATTTTAG